TTTCCAAGAATACATTGCGGTTCCAACGATACCGATTAACGCGTATTCTGCGACTGCCAAAGCAATCGTCGCAGTCCTGTTGGCAACTTTAGCGGCCCAATTTTTGACCGTCGCGATCGTATCGAAAATTTTTGCAGCCGCGGCGGAACTTGTTACGGCCGTATATGCGCCGATGATTCCGACGAGAGTAGTAAACGCACCGCCTAAAAATAAAGCGACGGAACCTCCGATCACGAGATAGGAAATAAATTTTCTAAGTGCGGGACTTTGATCTAAAAACTTAGTCAATCCGGAAAGCATATCCCCGAATCCTTTTACGATGGAAAGAATCGGGCCTGTGGCTACGTCTTGACCGAGACTTGTCTTCAAACTCTTCCAGACTTCGGAAGTCCTTTCCAATTGGTGCGAAAGATTGTCCTGATTGATTGCAGACATTTTGTTCAAGGCTTCCGCGGTTCCACTTAGGTTTGCGTTTCCCATTTCCGAAATCGAAGTTTTTAACTCTCCCATTTTCGGAAGAAGGTTTTCAAGCGCGGCGACGGCTTCTTCCGAGCCCAACGCTTTTTTAATTTCGTTTCTTGCGTCGAGTTTTAAGACCTTGTTACCGGTTGCTCGATCGATTACAAAAGCTTTTGAATATTTTTTATTCATTGCTTCCAAAAGTTCCGGCATGGATTTGATTTGACCCCGTGCGTTTTTTGCGTTTAGTCCGAGCTTACTAAATCCTTCGCCCACCGAACTCAGGAAAGCGCGGTAACTTGTACCCGCAACACCGGGAAGCATCGTGTTTTGAAGCATTCCCAAAACGGCCATCTGCTCCTCAAGTTTAACGCCCATTCCGGCTGCTGTTGCGCCTAACCCTTGCATCGCGGCTTGCATCTTCGCGCCGTCCGTTTTAAATTTCTGAACCGATAACGAAAGAGTATTTGCAAAACGTAATGCGAACGCAGCATCCGATTCGTTGTACATTTTTTTGAACTGCGCGTGTGTCGTACCGAACAAATCCGCAAGACCCGCAAAATCTCCTTTGGTTGCGATGGCTGCCTTACCCAAAGCGCCCGCAACGCTTGAGAGTTCGGCTGGGTTTAAAGTGGATACGGCGGACTTGATGTCATAGATTCCGGACAAAAACGTTTCCTGAGCGATTCCCATGTCTCCGGTCATTGCGCGAACTTCCGAAGAAATTTTAGAAACTTCGTCTTTGGTGACGCCTAACGATTCAATGTTTTTTTCAAGCTTGCCTGCTTCGAGTCCGGCTTCCACAAGAGATTTGGAAAAGTACAATGCACCCGATCCGTATTCGAGTAGACTTTGACCGGTTTTAACCATTCCCATCGAACGATCGAAAAGCCTTGCGGACGCGGATGTATCGTCCATGCTCTTTCGAACATTTTTCCACCGTGTCTCGATTTCGCCGAGGCGACCCGATACGTAATCTTTAAGACTTAAAACAACACCGAGTTCGAATGTATCCATCTATTCCTACTTATAAAGCAGGTAAGCCGTGGACATACAAAGGTTTGTTACAAGAGGTAGGTATTTAAGAAATTTATTTTTATTAAACGGAATGACGATTAACGCCGGAATGATTCCCAAAAAAGGAAAGAAAGACCAAACAAACAAAAATCCATAGATTGCATAAGCGAACGGAATTAAGTCGCTCACTTTTGGATTTTTTGGATCAAAACCTTTCCAATCTTTCGCCATATCGCCTATTCCTATATTCTAAAATACTAACCTATTGTAAACAAAAGATTGTCACTTGCCGAATGCTTTTGCGATTCCTTTCGCAACACCAGCCGCGATTAAGTCGACAATCCTTTCCTGTGTCCATTGCAGATCTTTGCTTCTTTTTGCAATTTCTTCCGCGTCAAACGGATCCGGAACGGGAACATCGGGTAATAAAAGGCGAATCAAATTTTCAAGCGCCCCGAACCCCGAACGAATTTCCGCTTCCCGATCCTCTAAAGCTTTTTTGAAACCGCCTCTTGGTTCAGTTTTGCCAGTTCGAAAATTTTACGGGAAATCGAAGCCGCAAGACCCGGCGCTCCGCCACCAATCCAACCGGAAAACGTTTCGGCGCTTGGATACAACAGGCAGCGATTTACAAAATCGATGTCCGCTTCGATCGGATCGAGTTTTTTGGATCGTTCGTTGACTTTCGAAAGCATGTCCTTCGACGGAACCCTGCACAGAGTGGAATATTCGTCCACCTGAATCAGGTGCAGGCCGCCCTTGTCGGATAAAAATTCCTTGATCGCTTCGATTTCCACCTCGTAACGCGCAAGAAACTCTTCGTCGATCAAGACGTATCCTTTCGGTAGGCTTGCGATTGCCTGTTGGTAGTCGTTAAATTTTTGAGAGCCTTGTAACTCCATTTTTTTTCTTCTCCTTGTATTAGGTAAACGTAATGATCGGATAGCTTGTCACGGCCAAGTCGAGATCGGTTTCGGCGACGTCCCCTCCGGACTCGAACGGAAGCGAGAATTTAACGATTTTCACCGCGGGAACGATCAAGAGTAACGTCCCGCCTTCCACTTCACAGCGTGCGGTCAAAGGGGATGGAGGAAGTTTCAAAAGATCTCCTCCGAACGCAACCGCGGCCCCGATCATGTATTTCAACTCGTCGAGTTCGATTGTCGCTTTCGCCTGACGTTTGTAAGATTTTACGGACCAACTTACGGGTTCTCCGCCTTTACCGAGTTTGAATGCGACGTCCGCTTCGTAGTCTAAACTGAATTTGGAAAACTTGATAAGTTCGCGACCGAGCATGTTCAGAGTAAAGTTTTCGAAACTTAAACTCTGCGGTAAAATATCTCCTGGAATTGGCATTTTGATTTCCTCCCTTTAATTTTGATTATGCTAATGCGAATTCGGTGGACCACTGAATCGCATCGATCCTATCTTTGACGTACATCTTGAGCGTTACGGGAAGAACCTTTCTTCCGTTTAACGTCTTGATCGGCTGCAACTTGATTTCGTGACCGGAAATTTCCGCTTCTCCCGCGCGTTCCATTTCGGAAGAAACTTTCGCGTCGATCGTAGCCTTGAGATAGTCAAGGCCTCCGCTTCCTGAGTTCGTTTCCGTATCCGATTTCAAAAACGGAAGGGATTCCCGATAAACGATTCGGTGCATTTTGTTTGCACGTCTTAGCTCCGGAATATACTGAAAATCGGAAGTAGATCCGGCCATCAGGTTGTCGGATGCGATATACACACCTTGGTAGTCCGGATAGATCTGGAGAATGGTAAGACCCAAATCGTCGAATGCGGTTTGATATCCTTTGTATCCTTCGTTCCAGTACCTGATTCCGATCAGGGTTCTGGATTTATTTTTAGCAACCCAAGCGGCGCTAACGTTGACCCGATGAGCGGCGAGACGCGCGCAAAGAAACGTCGCCGCGTTTCTCCATTCTCCGATCGTTGGGGCAAGTTCGAGAGATGCGTTCCAACCGCCGTTCGAGTTAATCCCGCCGGGGATGTAGCGACCTTCCGCTCCGACGACACAAACTCGTTCGTTTTCGTACGAGTCCCATTCATCTTGAATTCTGAGGAAATACGTTTCCGCGGATTCACTTGTAGACTTTCGTTCAATTTCCAAAACGGCGAAGATGCGAAAAAGATTTCCCGTTCTCATTTCTTCGAGAAGTGTAGAAACCGAAATTGCAAAAGCCCGATCGACTCCGCCAACGTGGTGGAACCAATAAAAAGGAGTGTTCCCTTGATCTACTGTTTTTAGAGACTCGATTGCAACGAGCCTTGCTCCTGGAGACACATCGGGGCCTTTGATGGTAAATGAAAACGTATCTCCTGCATCAAACGTATCCGCGGGAGTTGTGCCGTTATGAAACGTTGCGGTTACGCCCACGGAGAGCGCAATAACCCCGGAAACTGGAGTTACAAGCAGAGGTCCAAACGTATCCCCACCGTCTTCGCTTTTACGATACTCCGCGGTCCCAAGCGCTCCCGCTTTCGTAATTTTTAATACTACTTCTCTGTTTCCGACGGGAGTTCCGGAAATTGTAGGAGCGTTCGCTAAACCTGTGTTTGCCGGACCAAGGATCACCGGATCCACGCTTCCCGCCTGATCGTTCTCCGGACGAATACAAAGAACCGGAACCGGGACTTCTCCCAGACTCTCGTCAAATTCCTCAAAGTGTTGTTTCAAAGCGTCGACCAACTCTCCTTTGATGAAAACGTCTTTTCCTTGTTGGTACGAAGAAATGAGGATCGGAGTATTTGCGGTGTATCCTTCCGCTTGACCGATTTTCGCGTGGACTTTATCTTCGTACGGAAAACTGTTTCCGAGTCCTCCTGATACGTGTGTGGTTGTGACTGATCCTATAGCCATTACTTTCCTCCTTTTGTTATAATAACTTTATGAAATAATAATATATTTTTAAGACTGCTCATCCGTTATATTCCTTCTGCGACCGGATCTTCGATTTCCAATTCCGTTCCGGCCAATGTTTCCTCTTCTTCGATCGTGTAGAGACCGTCTTTAAAAACGATTTCCACGTAGAGTTTGTAGTTTCCGGTTTCTTTTGCAGAATCGTCTAAAATTCCGGTTTTTCCGAGACGTACTAAAATCGGGATTTGTTCCTCCGATTTAATCCAAGTCCGAAGACTCACAAACAAAAGACATTGATCCAAAATTCCGCGGTTTAGAACGGAGCTGACTACGTCCGCATCCGGATCGTTCAACCAAAAGTCGATCGTATACCTGAACTCTTGTTTCGCATGACGCACCGCGTTCTGAACGAAAACGGAATTGCCTCGAACGATTCTTCCTAAACGATGTTTGATTTTTCTTCCCAAAACGTTTGTTGGTTCCGAGTATTTTAAAATCGCACACGGAATTTTTTCCTGAATCTCGTCCAGAGGAGGTTGGTATTCAAAAAAACGATCCGGTGGAAACACTACGTTTCCTTCGATTCGAATACTTTCCACCATCTCGCGAAGGAAGTCGATGTGAGACTTTCTCATTTTTTAAAAATCTCCCGCATCGCTTCTTTGAAATTTTGGATGATTCGTTCTTTAGAATCTTCGTATGCAGGCCCTACGTGCGGCCTTGCAGGAATATTTTTTGTTTCGAATCCTCGTTCCAACGCGCGGGCTTGTATCGAGTTGGTTCCTACGATCGTCGTAGAGTCGTCTATCGTAACAATTTCGTATGACGCGGAGTATTCTCCGTCTTCGATGAGAGTCAAAGGAGACTTTCCCTGTTTCTCTTTTCTTTCTTTTGTCTTTTCCGAAAGTTCCGGCCAGTTGGATTTGTATTTTTGAGAACGAATTCCTTTGATGATGTTCGCCTGCACAAGTGCCGCGTTTTTGTCCTGCACTTTTGCGAGCTTGTCTTGTCCTTTGGAAACCGCACTGGAAAGCGCTGGGCCAAACGTATCGGTAACGGAAAGAAAATTCGATCTACTCATACTTTGTTTCCTCCCGCTTTCGGTTTACGAACTTCAATTCGTATCAAAGAAAATCCTTCCAACTCTTGTACCGGGTGAATCGTATCGACGAGCCATTCCGATCCGTCTTTCTCGATCCTACATTCTTGGGAGAGAATTTCCGATTCCAAATCTTCCGGGCGTATCTGGCAAACGGCACGGTATTCCTGCCTTTCTCCGACTTCGTTGTCGGATGTCGCGTCTTTCCAAACCCAAATACAAAGGATGTCTTTACCGCCTCTATACGTTATTTTTTTAGAAGCGTTCAATCCGGACGGAGCGGGAACTAACGTTGGAGTCAGAATCTTGATGCTTTCTTGCGCTCCTTTTTCAAAAGCACGGTCCAGCATCGAATGGATACTCATGCAACCCCCGGAGATTCGGAAGGTTGTTTTCCGAATAAAAGAAAGTAAGCTTTATTACGAAAACCTTCTACGATTTCACCGCGATCTTGCGCACTCATACGAGAACGTTTGACTTTAGTTCCTTCACCGCCGCCTGTTGAAACTTCCTCCGGGTCAAATCCGTCGTTGTATCCGAACTCCTCAACGATTTCAGCTTTGACGAGGAGAACTTCGGATGTCCGAAGTTCAGTTGTGTACGGAGGACTATCGGGAATTACAATCCCCCACGAAGTCATTCTCACGCGAGCAAGCGTCGCCGCAGATTCAAGAAACTCCTCGTACGGAGAAAAAGGATCTCCGCTTCTTTCGTCGGAAAGATCCAAGCTTTTCGCCTGGATCCTGAGTTGTTTTTTGAGTTCTACGACTTCGTTTAACATACGTTTGATGATCCGATTACGGCTTTTTCGTTTTCAAGTGACAGCTTGCAGAGAAGAGTTTTGCAAACGCGAAGTCATAACTAATTACGGTTCCTTCGATCTGTTCTCGGATGAAACGATCGCTTTCAACGAGTTGTCCGGCGGAATCTTCGTAGAGTTCGAGCGTAACGTCTTTGTTCCAGGCGAGGATTGTGTCATCGTCCATGTCCGGATGGGTCTTCCAATTGACTCCGAAGAAGTTTAGAACCTGGCCTGTCTTTACGTAACCTTCGAGAAGATTCATGGACTGGAACTGTTTGAAGTTCGTTTCGTCTGTGAGCATCTTCTCTAAAAAGTTTTTGCTTACGACTGCGTGAGTAAACTCCACTCCCTTATCCGCGGAAAAAAGAAGATTTACAACGTCGGAGTATTTCCAAGCGCTCGCAGCCGTCTGAGAGGACGACGCTTCTGTTCCGGTGTTTCCGTCGCCGATCTTAATGACGCGTAACGCTTCCTTCGTAATCTGTTGGGAAAGTTTCCAGCCAAAAACTTGAAAGATGTTTTGCACTTTGAGAATTTGCATTCTCTTCAAAGACTCGTAGGTGAAATCGATTTCGAGTCCGACCGGACTGGTTTCAATCGCTTTGTCCTGAGTTTTGATCGTAGCCTTTGGAAATCTACTTCCGCTTTCCTTCGCCTTTTTTTTGGCGGTGAGGTCGGAGCCTTCGATGTCAAACGCTACGGAACGTGCCGCGCCTTGACTGATTCGAGTTTTCACGGAATGAGTATCTTCCAATTTTACTTGGAGCTGACCCATGTTCATCCCGATGTAAATGTTTTGGTTCACGAACTCGGGAAACAAATACTTGGATTGATTGGACGCTTTGATAAAGTCATCTACAGAAAACGAAGCCTCGCCGATTGGAACGTCATTCGCCATGAGTTGGCGTTCGAATGCGGAAAGATTTTTTCCGACGGGAGTTTCCGGATCGTATCCGAAGGTCGACTCTTCTTTTTCCATGAACTCGCTCATGGAAAGCCCGTCGCGTTTCGCGTCGGAATACGCCTCTGCTTGTAGGTCGAGACGAACGAGTCCGTTGTCTAATTTTACGTGTGGCACTTTCTTTTCTCCTTATATTACACAAACAAGTTTTTTAGATCCGGTATTGACCGAGATTGCGAGAACACGGGTTCCGGATGAGACGGACTTGATTTTCCCGGCTCCGTCTCCTTGGATGTTCAGAAAACCTGGAACCGGATCCGGTCCGGAATACGCGTATTCAAAGACTCCACTTACTTGAAGTCCGAGTACTTTCTTTTTCTCATCTACGGAAACGATTTGTCCTACCGGAGAATCTCCGTCTGCACAGAGGACAACTTCCATGTTTGCAGAAATCCTAACCGGTTTGCCTTCGTCGGCTTTCGTCAGATTTTGATGTTTTACGGTGATCGTTTTCGGCTCTATGATTCCACGATAACCTACATCGAATGCTTCGTCTAAAGGCATGTTGTTCTCCTTTTATTTCTTACTCAGTTTAAAACTGTTCGGGTTGGCTTTCTTTTGGGAAATCTCGCCGCCTTGCGGTTCGCTAAAGCTTCCGGATGCGCGGCTGATTTTTTTCGAACCGCAGTCTTCACATTTGAGCGGATGCGAATTTTCTAAGGAAGCCCCGTACTGTTTAAGGAAAGCCTTCGCCTGCTCGAGGTTTGCACCTTGGATCAAACCTTCGATAACTGGATCGGGATTGTTTTTCGAGAAAGCGCGGAATGCAGTGACGGCCTTTTCTCGTTCCGCACTAAGTAGCTTTTTCGGTTCTTCCAAAAGGGTTTTGAGTTCGGTAACCTTGGATGCGAAGTCTACGTTTTCCGGAAACGTATCGCTTCCGAAAAGTTTTGCGAACTGGTTTAGGTTGTTTTGCAAAACTGCGCTTTGGCGCGCTTGGTCTTGCAGTTTTGCGATTGTTTTCCCCGCTTCTTCGAGCACGGATTCCATTTTTTCCGACGGTAATTCCACAGATTCGCCCTCCCCAGAGGACAGACCGAATTTTTGGGAATCAACCCCCAGAAGTGATAAAAATGCGCGTTTGATCTTCATTCTATCCTCCTGATTGTTTGAGTTTGGGTTTAAAAGATTGCTATTTGGGAAATCGAATCCCGCGAACTTCCTGGCGGTATCATCCGCAGGAATGGCAACGAGGCTCGTTTCCGGAATGGAAAGAATTTTTGTTACAATGAGTCTTACGATTTGTCCATCAACGATCTCTCCTAAGCGTTCATAGAAGTTTTCCAACTGAGGATGTGACTTTTCATACGTGAATGTGATTCCAACCGAGTTCGCATCGATTAGCGCTGGTAACGTTTTTAACCGCGCGATAACATCTAACCCAAACGCTTTAAAAATCCTGAATACGGAATCAATCCCTGGGGTTCCATTACGATTTGTGAATACAGGGTTGCGTGTGATTCCGATCGCGTTACGAACGGTTCTTTGGTGGTCTGTGTAAATTTTTGTTGCGAAGAGTTTTACGGCGGATTCCAAAACTCCCGGTTTTCGAAGATCGGTCCACCATCCTGGAATTAAAACCGCGGACAACATACGGAAATTGAATTCCGCAAATTCTTCGTTTTCAATAAGTCCAGAGGCATCTCCTGTATTTATGGAAGTTTCACTCTGAAAAAAGTCGGCGTGGAGAGAACGGAATTCCCCCCGCGCAACGCCAGAGTTATGGAGAAGAAGCCCGGATTCTAATCTTAGATATCCGTTCGAGTCGAATTGTGAACTTGCTTTTGGCACACGGCAAGAATAGCCTATGTGTTGTTGATAGAAAGTGGTTTAGTAAAACGTTAAACTCAAATGTATCGTCTTTTCGCTCTTTCCTAAAATTCTACCGAATTCTTTCGGCGAGTAAAACAGCTTTCTGATATGAGATGAAAGTTTAATTTTTGATGTTTTTGTTGCGAGTGCGTTCATAGTTAATCGTTTACTAATATGCAAAATTAGAGTTGTCAATCAGAAAAAACGAACGTATCATTCTTTAAGGGACTTAGAAGATGATAACGGACAGTAAAATCAATTCGGACCAATTGAAAAAACTCTGGGTGACCGCAAGAGAAGCCGGTGTATCCAAACCGAAGGTGTATGAAATCGTTTTGAACGAGACAGGCTCGGAGTCGATTTCTGCGTTAAGCGCGTTACAGGCAAATACGGTAATCGGAGTTTTAGAAGCGGAACGCCAAAGGATTTTCAAACAAAAACCGAACGATGCAATTTCAATCTTAAAGAGGAAACTTCAAAAACGTTCTTACGATCAACTTCAGTTGGCGAAAAGCCTTTGTTACAAAATCAATCAAAAGGGTTTTTACAATATTGATTTAGACACGTTTTCCAAAAGACAATATCGAAAGTCGTTTGATTTACTCACTCGCAAACAAGCGGCGGGTTTAATTCAGGGTTTGATTGCAATTTTGGGGAGATAGGTTATTAGGAAATTAAAATATATCACAGAATGTTTTGTTTGACTTTCTGGAGAAATTTCCGTCCTTAAACAGCGTCACTTATTAGAAAGGCTACTTCACAGAAAGTTCAGCCAATTAAACAAACCCCTTGAGCCCATAATTTGAGCGATCACGGCCCTTATTTCCCTCGATTTAGATCATTATGTTTTTCATAACATTTACTTTCTGCCTGGGGATCATTCATTGTTTTAAGTTTCCACTGTCTCTTTTACCCATCTCCGAGCCCTAGACACTAAGTTGAATCTTGTCTGCTGTGCTCTGTTTGAAAACAATA